GCCGGAGATTGCCGCTCCACCCAAAATTGCCGCTGGAACACCTATTGCCATAAATTATCCTTTTGGTTCAGAACCATTGCGAGAATCCACCGCCATTCAATCCTACACCGACCATGCGTATCGTCGCCACCGCATCGCCCAGATACTGCATCGTCTGCTCCTGAACAGCTTGAACCGCTTTGGCTTCGTAGGCCACTGCTTCCTGAATCAAATCGTTCTCCTCCTTACGAATGGCCATGACCATCAACTTGATGGCATCAGGACACGGAGGAATGAGGTAGTCGTTGACGGTCGTCGCGTTGATATGGCGCATCTTGCCAATCACCGTAACGGTCTGAGTGCAGGAATCGCTGTTCCGACCAGTCCAGAAGCTACGACGATATTGCGGCAAAGTTTCATCAGGGTCGTAAACTGCCAGATCAATCTCAGCAAAAATTGTTTGATTGAACTCGTATAACCGCGATGCGGTATTTGTTGCCTCCCTGATTACGCCGGTCAGTGCGGTAAATTTCTTGGAAGACTGAACGTACGGCAAAGCGAGCGTCAGCTTTTCGCCGTCAATCCATGCGCCGCCTGATTGGGTGCGAATCCATTGTCCGTTCGAGTCGTAGCCTTGGAGCGTTATCGTTTTGCCGACATCTGAAGCATCGCCAGGATAAACTCGAATGTAGCTATTGATGCCGCCAGACATATCGCGATATGAAACAACAGTACCACGATCAACGAGCTGTTTTCCCGCGCACGGGTTGCAGCCGCTAAGGAGTCCGAATCCGGTTTCTTGGAATTCATACCATTGGTTGCGAACAGATCCTGTTCCGCAGCAGTCTGCGACGGCTTCAATGGTTTCGATTGAACGAGGCCAAGTGATGCAACCGTCTACAGTGCAAACGGTGAAACGTCCGTAAGAACCCGCCCACAACCCCTTGTGTAGAAGCCTTCGACACGCTTGGTTGATGTAGTCGTAAACGCGCTGATCATCGACACATGTGCCGATGACCCGAGCGATTGTCGAGCGGATGTCCTGAACGATAAGCTTCATTTTGTGTAGTAGACTCGGCCCGTTCGCTTGATAAAGTAAACACCGTAAAATGGCGGAAGATTGTTATGGCCGATGGCGTTCTGACTGTCGTTGCCAGTCTTGTCAGCGTTCGTTGTTCCGACATCTCCGGTCGTGATACTCGGCCCAGAACCGCCGCCACCGCTTCCCGCAGCACCTTGAAGGATCTGTGTCGGGTACGAACCAAGTCCAGTCCATGACTTGTTGACGAGGTAGTAATCGTCGTTTGCGGGGGCAATGAGTTGAGCGACGCCGTGAGTATGTTCGTTGAACGGGGTTTCAGGAACAGTCAGGGTATGCTTGTCTTCACCAGAAACAGATGTGGTTGTCGTCGTCCCCTGAACATTCACCGTACCGCTTGCTGCAAACGCTCCAACGCCAACCGGGAATCGAGCATCGAAAGCTGTGTCAACCTCCCACATTGGGCCGGAAGTCACATTTGTTGATGTCGCGGTTCCATCGCCACCGTCGTAGCTTAGGACATCAGCAGCAGTGCCAACGAAGATGCGCCGTTCAGGACCGTTGGCCGGAATAGGATTCTTTCTCGCCCAGTATCCACTGACGCGCACCCACCACTCACCGTTCTCGTCCAACCACGGATAAACCTGATTGTTTAGCGCAGGCGTCGATGCTCCGTAATTGAAGAACGAGTTTCCAATCGAGCTGTTGAACGTCGCTTGAGTGCCGCTGATGATGTCGTTGGCCAACGACTGGTAATTGAGCGGACAATATCCAACCGGCAGACTCGGCGGAGTAAGAGTGATGAGCGTAAGGTTTGGCATAATTGTTAGGCTATTCTGACGAGTAGGTCAGAGGATTGACATCGCAGACATCAAGCGGTGTGCAAGCAGGGAATACCGTCCGGCACTCGCCAACACTCGATTCCTGAATGTCGTAGGCGTGAACTCGAAGACTCTTGATCCGGCAATACCCCATGATGGTCAGCATGACCTGAACCTCGTAAAGATTGCGAGCGGGAGTGCTGATCGTCGCGTTACACGGCGAATCCGATGGAGTCGGGAATCGCATCTTAGGCCGGTACTGCGGCTTGAAATTCGTAATCGGACAAAGATCCAAGCACTGCGTCACAGTCGCGCATTCAGCAAAGTCAATCCACTCGATCCAGCCGGGATACTGGTCCGGTCGATAGGTGACATTGAAGGAGACATCGCCCTCAAGCTCATCAATGAACAAGTCACCGGAATCGAGTCGCTTCAAGCCAAACGGAACCTCGAAGTTGTAGGCTCGAGTCTGCACTTGCCATTCGATTTCCTTCTTGGGAGTCGCACTCAAGTTCATGTCGAACCTTTCGGCCTTGGTGATTTCCCAAATCTGGATCGTGTCGTCCGACCCGCGAGCAATCGCAAAGCAAGCGTCTCCGTAAGCGTTCTCGGTCTTGACGAGCTGCAAGATGTTCAAGCCAGTCCAGATACCTGACCAAGCTGGAGGAGCTTTCTTCCGCATCGAAGTGATAAGCTCCATATCCAACACGGATATAGCCTTGTGAATGACTCCCTCTGAATCGAAACGAGGCTGAGAAGTCATCAGCAAACGGTTATCGAAGACAACCGCAGAGCTGGCCCACAAAAGGTTTGTCTGATCGTTCTCGACGATGGGCGTCATCTCCCCACTGATCGGCGTGTTGCCCCAATCGGTGAACGACCGGCGAGCGATGATGAACGAGCGGATGCCGTCGATAGCTCGGTAGAATACATCGCCATTGACGGTGATGGCCGACCGTGAGCCTAACGCGCCGCTGGTCAGCAAGCTGATAGCCTGAATCGGATAGTTCAGGTTCTTCCAAACATTGCGGTCTACAGGAGCTTGAACGCTGAAGACGTAGCGAGGTGTGAAGATGAGAAGCGGTCCTTGGCCAAGCGATGTGTCTGGATTGCCTGGGACGGCCATTGCCGTGATGCCGCCTGAATCCGACGGAACCGCAAAGTCACCACCTTCATTGAGGAAGGTGTTCTCGGTTTCTTTGAGAACGCTGGCTCGCGAACCGTCTCCATAAACAATGTCTGTTGCTCGGAATGAAAAGCCGTTCGGCAGTGCGTACCAGATGCGGCCATTGACGTAGGCCATAACTCTACCGCACTTGATTTCATCGTCATTCGCTCGACGCAGGCTTGTGCCGTTGAAGATTAGCGGCTTGCTGAAGCCGTCTTGGATAACGACGAAGTTCTCAGCTTGAACCATCCAGCCATCGAGCAGGTTGGAAGGATTTTCTAGGTCAGCGGACAGCGTGAGGTTTTGGGCCTTATTCTGAAGGCAGTCGTAAAGCCACACTTTACCACTGATCAGCATCAGGATGAACGTACGTCCATCGTCCGAGATGTATGGCAGCGCGCATTGGAACGTGCCGGTCAGACCCTGAGGACCGTAGCAATCCTCTGACCAACCGTCCGCCGTCACGTTCGTTTGATCTGCGGTAATCTCGGCATTGTCAGCGGTGATACTGACGCAAAGGTCGTAGTCTTTTTGAACGTAACCGGGGCGAGGAGAAACGAATCCTTCTCGGAAGTTGGCATTGACGGCGAACGCAACCTGATTCTTTTCCACCTCGGAAGGCATCACGCCAGCATCAATGCCACCCTCAAAGGTAACAGATCCGTCCGTGTACCTGCGTGGTGCGCGTTCGCTCATGGATTAAAGTGTATCGATGCGCTCGATAGTAAAAGAAGAATGGTCGCGTAGAGTTAAATTAGAAAGACCCGGAACATAAGCAAAAATTGCAAAAACGTCAGTGTTAGCTGTGACAACTTTTTCAATATGCGTAAGAACAACAAGTCCATCTCCAGTATTTTGATAAGTATGGCTTACAATAGTTCCATTCTTTTTTAACCTTATCACCAAATCACCTGTCGCATAAGCGCAAACTGTGAACTTAAAATATCCAGTATTTAGTGCTGTATATTGACCTGATGCAGAATTCCATTGAGCGTTTGTTGTAGGTTGATCTAAAGTGGTTCCTACATAAATTTGAGTTTCGACGCTATTAAGCAGTGAAGCACTAGGTCCAGCGATGTACGCAAACTCTCGCGTCATCGAACTGGAAATGGAAGGTGCTGAAATCGTGATGTTTCCAGCCGAATTCGTGACGACAATCGGAGCCGTTCCGACGATTTCCTTCTGGAGATAGGTGGTTCCATCGCCCACCGGAATCTTGTTGAGTGGAGCGGTCGTTAGGTTCGTTCCACCCTTGGCAATCGGCAACGTACCGCTGATGTCGCCGACCGGAACCGTAGCAACGGTCGAGACAGCACCAGCACCGCCAGATCCAGCGGTCTTCATGTAACCGGCTGACAAAGAATCGAGAGCTGTCTCGTTCGTCAAGGTTACGTCCGATGTCCGGCAGATGTATGAAGCTCCATCCGGCGCACCGCCAGACACACCTGCGGCACCCGTAGGGCCAATCGCTCCAGCCAGCGTGATGAGCGAGCCGGACGGAATCAACGTAGTCGGAACCGCATTGGCAATACCGAGAACACCAGCGGCAGGATTCTGCAAGGTCAGCAGCAGGCCATCGACCGAGGTAACCTGCATGTACCCAACACCCTGAATGGAAACGAAAAACTGTCCGGCGACTGATTCAGGCAAAAACTCAGTATTATCGACCGGAACAACAACCGATGCTCCAAGAGCAGGAACAAAAAATGGAGCCGTCGTGTAAGTAAACGAATCAATGCCATTTGTCCCATTTGTTCCGTTCGTTCCAGCCTGACCGCGAGGGCCTGGAATGTTGACGACGTATGGGTTCGTGCAGCTCATATCAAAATGGTCCTCTTATCTCCAAATTCCCGCAATTTTAATCTTGGGGTCAGCTTGACGCCAAACGCCCGAAATCTTGATCCAAGTAATCGCTTCCTTCCAAGTTCCAGATATTTTGATCCAGAACTTGTTGGATGACGAAGATCCTTGGTTTGAGAGAAGGGTGAGGAGCATTACGCCAATCGACCTAGATTAGTTTCGTGGTCTGTCCAGCAGCCAATTCCAGTCACTTCTATTGCGTCACCATTTGAAATGAGCTGATCAGAAGGAGGGTTTCCAAACGCAACAGGTTGGTTGGCTGCGTAGAACACGCCGCTTACCCAGCAGTCTCGAGTAAAACGCAGGACCTTCATTTTACGCAAAGAAAAGTTCACCAACGATGTCACCCACCCCGACCGCCGCTGTGTCGGCGTCGGCGGAGCCGGTGACGGTCGTAAGGCCGATGCCCGTGGAAAATGCGATGCCGCCTTCAAGTTTCATTTGAGCCAAACTGTTTGGAGGGATGGCAATTGTGCGGACAACTCCAGTTCCTGCGGTCGGAGTTGTGGTCTGGTTGTGCAGCTTAACGTATCGAAACGCTGCGTTGGTGTTTGCTAATGCCCATCCTAGCACACGCCCAGCAGAACCTTTTACAATGGTGGCGTTGGTGGTTGCGGCACTAACTAAATGAGCGCCAGAAGCGGCACCTGTGGCGTTTGCACGGTATTGCTGGCCCACGTCGCCGATTGCGGCAGTGCCAGCCACAAGCGCGGGCTGCGAGGTCGGAAGGACAGCAATAGCGGCCTGTGCGCCATTCGGTCGAACACCGGCTATGTAAGTGGGGACGTTGGCGTTATCTTCGACCGAAAGGAATCCAATCGTCCAAGTAGTTGTGCTGGCTGGAGCGGTGGTTCCGTTCCAGAGCCAGAGATAGACGTAAAGTTCGGTGTCGTCATCCGGGATGTTTTCAATTCGGCTTCCGCGTGCGGTTACCGTTGAAACGGTTGTGCTTGCAACCGTAGTGTCAGACCAGTTGACGTTTCGGCCGTCTACATAGGTCTGCACGACGTGGCCGGCAGACGCCGTTGTATTGATCGTTATTGTGGTAACACCGCTATTCCAGCCCTTGCGCTGCGCATCCACGTTTGCAGCCGTTGCGGTCGTTCCGGTGTACTGAGTCCACAAATAGTTGTAACCAAAAAGATCGACCGTGCATGAACCGGAAGCTGGCCAACTGGCCACCGTGAAGTTGATCGTGTCAACGCTCGGAATCGAAGCGATGGCATATCGACCGGGGACACCGTTTGCGCCGGTGATTGCACCGACCATCATGGACTGGCCAACGTTCTCAGACGTGAAGCCGTGAGCGGTCAGTGTGACGGTGATGCTTGTCGCGCTGTTGATTGTGCATGACAACCCTTCGCCAACCTTGTCGGCCAGTAAGACCGCAAAGTTTTGGTTTGCGATGCGCTGAGAAAGGATCGTTTTTTGGCGAGCGGTCAGCGCACCCCGAAACGATTGAACGCTGCGGGCAAGAAACTCTGAGTTGGCAGTCGTGCCACTAGTCAGGACAAGATTGGACGAACTCTGGGAAACACCGACGCCAGTGCCAAGGCGGCGTTGGGTCAGTTCAGTAGCCATTAACGAAGAGCCGACATCAGCAAATCCCACCGACCAGATTTCAGATGGGACTTGGCGAACCACAGCACCACTTGCATTTGGAGACGGGTGGCTTGTTGTCAGCGGAGCTTGATTGGCAGACGTAGCAGCGCCGGAAGGCAGCGGGAGAGCGGCGGCAGAAACGGGTTGGGTGGCCTGCCAAAATGTTCCACTGACCGGCTGAGTAACGCCCGATCCGTCTACCGGAACTCGACCGGAAACAAGAGCGGGTGTTTTGGAGTCAATGGTAAAGGTAGATGACGCAATGGTCGACGTATTCACCTCGACTGCTGCCAGAGTGGTTTCTGTTGATGCGCCGGAAGGCAGCGGCAACGATGCTGCGGAAACTGGCTGTGTTGCCTGAAAGAACGTGCCACTCACCGGGACAGCACTTGCGCGAAGTTGAGCGTCAGTCAACGGACCTGTAACAGGAACAGACGCTGCGATACTGACAGGTTGAGTTGCTTGAAAAAAAGTACCGCTCACCGGAACGGCTGCGGCGCGAAGTTGGCTGTCCGTCAGAGGTTGAGACAGGCCGGTGTTTGCCGTCACAGTACCGCTGATCGGCATCGGGTTGCTGGATGACACATCAACCGCAACACCATCGCCACCAACGCCAATTTTTACGCGCTGATGCAAAACTCCGCTGATGTCGTCAGCGGCTACTGTCGCGCCAGTTCCCGGTGTGTATCCTACGTTGTCTGCCATAAATTAGATGTATTGAAGGTAGATGTCGCCGTCAGATCCGCCAGATGGCGACGCGGTTCCGCTCGTAATGGTTTTCTGGGCAGTAAGATTTGACCGCGCAGAATCAGCCGTAATTGCCCCAGTTCCACCGCTTGCAACTGCAAGAGTTCCTCCAATCGTCATCACGCCGCTTGTGGTGATTGGAGAATTTGAAACGGTGAGTCCGGTTGCTCCGCCAGAAACTCCGACGCTCGTAACGGTCGGAGCCGTGTAAATGACGTTTACGACGTTAAGCGTGTAATCCAGCTCGTTCTCAGAAATCGTTGATACGACTCCAGTTCCTTCAAATTGAATGGAGATGTCGTAACTGCTCATGGTGGGACTGTGATTCCGTCACAGACGATAAGCTTGTAAGTTCCGGTGGTTTTTGGTCCAAAAGTTCCGACAACCTCGAACGAAAAATCAACGTAGTACGTTCCAGCAGGCCAGATTGCGGTGGACGCACCAGATGCCACAAAGTTGATTGTCGCATTCCCGCTGCCATCAACGGTTCCAGCCACCGTTCCAAAATCGTAGAGGAGAACGCCTGACGCATCCCTGATCTGAGAGTACCCAACAATTCCCGCCCACGAAATCGGGGGATTCGCCGGAACAAAGAGCGAAACGGAAAACTGCTCCCCAATTTTGATGGTCATTACGCCAATAATGGCACAATCATCACCTGAAGGCTGGCATTCGGTAGTCGTCACACATGGTGACGAGCAGGATGAACCGAAGTATGGTTGCGAAGGCATAACCTTCCTAAAACTCTGAATCCACGAATCTTTAACGCAAGGTCAAAATGGCAGATCAAACCACTGAGCATCCACTAATTCAGCACAAGTATGGAATTCGTTCTCCGGTCAAGATTCCCGATCTTGAGCTTGAGCTTTACGCATTCCGAAACCGGCTCCAGCCCAATGAGGGCGGACTGGGTACTTTCGACCATTTTGTTAACGCCACCAAAATGCTCTGGCCAAAGATGAGTTGGAATCCGTGGCTTGAAGCTCAAGTCGAAAGCCTCTGCGAACACGACTACGTTGGATGGGCGGGATGCGGCGCGAGCGGCAAGACCTTTGGAGCAACGCTTTTTGCTACCGTTTGGTGGCTGGCCAATCCTTCCAAGTCAACGGTTGTCCTGACATCGACGACCGCGAAGATGATCCGCAAGCGTATGTGGGCCAATCTTCAGGATTTGGTTCGTAAGTCTCGCGGGTTTCCAGGCAACATGGTCGATTCCAAAATGGCCTTACAGGCTGTCAAAGGTGACGACCGCCATTCCATTTCCGCTATCGCCGTCGCCGAAGGTAACACCTCGAAGGCAGTGGCCAACATCCAAGGTATTCACGCCGAGCGGGTGATGGTCATCATTGACGAAGCTACGGACACCCCCGAGGCAGCGTTCGAGGCTTGTACAAACCTCTCCAAGGGTTGCCGTGAGTTCAAGATGCTAGTCATCGGAAACCCTGCTTCGAAGTACGATCCGCACGGACGCTTCTGCACACCGGCAAAGGGTTGGCGCAGTGTCACGATTGAGGATCAGCATTGGCTGACCGAACGCGGGATGTGCCGACGGTTCGACGGCATGAAATCGCCCAATATCAGCGAAGGGCGAACAAAGTACCCATACCTCATCACGCACGATCAGGTTTTGTCGGCTATGCGCCATGAGGGCGAGCAAAGCCCCACATTCTGGAAGTACACACGCGGATTCTGGGCACCGGACGGCATGGTCAAGACGGTGCTTTCCGAATCACTGATCGAGACGCACACGCCTACAAAGAACTTGGTGTTTACGACCAATGTCCAAATTGTTGCCGGACTTGATCCGGGCTTTGGCGGCGATAGATGCGTTCTACGCTTTGCCAAGATTGGCACCGCAAACGACAAGGCGAGTGTACTCTTTGGCGATGTAGTTCAAATCTCACCGAATGCCGCGCTGACCGAGCCGGTGCATTACCAAATAGCCAATCGAGTCAAAGAGGAATGCGCCAAGCGTGGCGTTGCACCGGACAAATTCGCTCTGGATTCAAGCGGTGAAGGCGGTGGGTTGGCCGACATTCTGACCCGCGAATGGGGTGTGGTTCATCGCGTTGAGTTTGGTGGTTCTCCGTCAACCATCCCGGTCAGCGACGAGGACAGTAGGCCATGCAATGAAGCATACGACCGCAAGGTGACAGAACTCTGGTTCTCGATGCGAAAATGGGTCGTCGAGGAGCGTGTTGGTGGTATGGACATCGAGACGTTGCAGGAGTTCTGCGGTCGAATGTTCGACGATTCCAAGCGTAAGATATCGGTCGAATCGAAGACCGTGATGAAGCAACGAACCGGAAAATCGCCCGACTTGGCCGACGCTGCTGTAGTCTTGCTTGATCTAGTCCGCAAAACCGCCGCATTTGAACCGCGAGCAAGCAGAATGGATAAGGTCTGGGAAAAGCTCGTTCGAGATGCTGATTCAATTTATCACGACGACTTATGAGCAGTAACGTCACCGGATACAAAGTGCTGAACGAACACATGGTCATCCCTGGCGGGTGGCATTACCGTGTTCCTGAGACTGGCATCGAAATCATGGGTGGATCTTGGCCACAGCTCCATGAGTTCGTTCGTAACCATTACACCGCCAATGCGATTAAAATTCCCGAAAATCTCGACACGTTAATCACCGAGTATGCGTGTCGTAACGGTGCTGATTGTATGTACAATGAAGTTGAAATCCGTAAGCCAGAAGGCCGTAAATCGCTCCAAATTGGCGATGTAATCCGCTTCAGCATGAGCCTCTTGCACGGTCTGACCGTTGGCGGAGGCAAAGTAAGCCAAGCGGAAGCGACTCGAAGAGCGTCAATCTGCTCGACATGCATTTACAACCGTAAGCCGCTCGGATGCACTGGATGCAACGCTCGGGTGCTGAAAGAGGCGGTCAAAACCTTTTCCCAGCATGGCAGCACACCCCTAGACGAAAGCCTACAAAGCTGCGAATTTTGCGGTTGCTTTATCAGAAGCATGGTGTGGTTTCCCATTGAAACACTTCACCGCTTCACGGACGCTACAGAGAACGCAAACTTGCCAGCTTACTGCTGGAAAAAACGACCATGTACGGAAACCTAGCCCAACTGCCGCTCGAAACCATTAACGAGGAGGGTAAAGCTCCCGAAACTCGTATTGCCGACGCGGCATCGGCTCGCGAGATATTCCAAAAGCTCATCATGGCCGACGAGTTGCGGAATAGCACACGCGCAAAGCTCCGTGGTCTTGTTGACGGCAATCCTCCGTACAATCCGGCAGAGCTTCGGCGAAACAACCAAGCGTTCCGTACCAACGTCAACTTCCGCGAATCGGAAGCGTTCCTCACGTTGGCCATGTCAGCCTTCTACGATGTGTTCGCCGAAGTTCCGACCTACGCAAATGTCCGTACCGCTTACGGCAACGACATGGATAAGCGAGAGGAATGGTCGAAGATCATCACCGAGGAGTTTGACCGTCTTCAGAAGCTAGACAAGGACTTCGACTACATCATGCAGCTCTCGCAGCGTGAGATGGTCCTGATTGGCAATGGTCCGCTAATCTTCGAAGACGGCTCCAATTGGCGGTGCAAGGCCATCATGGCGACGGATCTTCTCGTCCCCGATGGCACCAAGTCCAATGTCAGCGATTGGAAGGTGGCCTGCGTCCGCACTCGCATGGGCGTGGATGATCTGTTCGAGAAGATCCAAGACGAGCAGGCGGCGACTGCTGCCGGTTGGGATGTGAACTATGTCCGTCAGCGTATCCGCGCTGCGATGCCTGAGCCGTATCGTTCCGGCGTTCAGTACGATTGGGAGTTTTTCCAACGCCAGCTTCGCTCGAACGACATTACGTTCTCCGCACGGTCAGAGGTCGTGTTGATGTCCCATATCTTCTACAAGGAGTTCGATGGGCAGATCAGCCATGCCATCATTGACGAGCGGGACAGCGAGAGCTTCATGTATCGGAAGCTGCGCCGGTTCAAGCGGTGGGAGCAGATCATTCATCCGATGTATTACGACCGTGGTGACGGCGAGCATCACGGTGTGAAGGGTCTTGGCATCAAGATGCTTCAGGCGATGGAGCTAAAGAACCGGCTTCGTTGCTCGATGGTGGACAGCGCGTTCGCTCGTACGCAGATTCTCTTCCGCCCCCTCAACCCGAACGCTCTCAGCAAAACAAGCGTCGTTCAGCAAGGACCGTATGCCATTCTCCCTCCAGACTATGAAGTCATTCAGCAGAACATTGCTGGCGTTCTCGACGCTCCTATGGCGGTCAACGCGGACCTTGAGAATGTTCTTCAAGGCAATCTCTCTCAATATCGCCAATCGCTCAACAAACCGGCTGGCAACCCACGAACCGCGACTGAAATCCAAGCCATCGTGGCACAGCAGTCAGCAATCGGTAAGACGCAGCTCAGCCGGTATTACAACCAGCTCGATTCATTCTTCGAAGAGCGGTACAACCGAGCCTCCAATCCCAACCTGAACCCGATTACCAAGTCGGATAAGGACGCGATTGAGTTCCAGCGTCGTTGCGCCGAACGAGGCGTTCCGGTTCAAGCCATGCTGGACATCGACTTCGTTGAAGCGACTCGCACGGTCGGCCAAGGTTCTCAGTTCGCGAAACAACAGCTCCTCGGATCTTTGCTCGGACTTCTTGGTTCTCTTCCTGAGGGCGGAAAAGTCAGTCTTTTGCGCGACTACATCGCCGCTCAGGTTGGCCAACAAATGGTGGATCGTTATCTGCCGACTCAGATCCAGTCTTCGCGAGTTCAGGATCAGACCGCACTGGCTGTTCTGGAGCATTCGTCCTTGCGCCAGGGCAACATGGCAATCGTCACGGATACGCAGAATCAAATCGTTCACATCGACACGCATCTTGCGGCGGCGAACGAGGCGGCTGCATCGATCCAGCAGGGCGGCAATCCGCAGGAGATTATGCTCTTCCTGCAAGGCATCGGTCAGCACGTTCAAGATCATCTGGCTCGCTTGTCCACCGATCCTACTCGTCGTCCTCAGGTCGAGGCGTACGCGCAGCAGCTCCAGATGGTTGTTCAGACCGTTCAGCAGCTTGGTGAGCTGTTGCAGCAGCAACAGGAAGCTCAGGCGCAAATGCAGCAGGCTCAGGCGATTCAGCAGGGCGTCGATCCGAAGACGGCGATGATGAATGCCGAGGTTCAAGCAAAAATTGCTCGCCAGAACGCCGAGGTTATGGCCAACATTCAGCGTCAGAACGAGAAGGCGATGGCAGATTTAGCTCGCCGGAACGCGAAGACAACCGCTGATATTCAGCGAGCGAATGCAACTGCCGAGTCTAACTTGGCGCGTCAGGGATGAAAAACATACACTTCGTTCACGGTCTTCACGACGACGGCTTCCACATCTGCGACAGAATCGCAATCGCTTCGGCATGGATGAACAATCCTGACTGGAACGTATTCTTGTGGTGTCCGAACGAACCTACCGGAGAGCAGTGGGAAAAGCTGAAGGCCAAGGTTCCAGTTCGCATCATGCCGGTGGACAACTTCACGACATGGAATGGGAAGTTTATTTCGCGGCACCAGCATCGCGCTGATCTGATTCGCCATACGGTTCTGTATGCGATGGGTGGCGTTTACGCCGATACGGACACGATTACGCTGGCTCCTTTCCCTAAGGAATGGCTTGAGCATGATGCTGTCATTGGCCGCGAGTTCTGCGGAGAAGGAACAATTGGCCTGTGCAATGCGGTGATGTTCTCAAGGATGCACGGTCAGTTTCAGTGGAAATGGCTTCAGAAATGGCAGGAGTTTGATGGCACCGGCTGGAACGAGTTTTCGGTTCAATACCCGTGGAAGCTGCATCAGGAAAACCCCGGTCTTTGCAAGGCGGTTGATTTCGAGATGCTCGGATTCATCCACTGTGAATCAGGGAAATACTGGGAGCCGAACTATTCACTTGATGGATGCATTGTCGCCCACTTGTGGAGGTCATACCACACCGAGAGAATGAATTCATTGACTGAGGAAACAATTCTGAAAAAGGAGAACGTCTACTGTGAACACGCTTCAAAATATCTTTGATGACATCTACAAGAACGACAAATGGAACGGTGGATCTGGCCCCGGTTCTAGCAGGTCAAACACAGGAGAATACGTCTCTTACCTCAACGATCTGGTCCGTTCTTTTGGCGTAAAGTCTTTCTTGGATGTCGGATGTGGTGATTGGCAGCTTGCGGGACAGTTTGATCTAAGTGGAATCCGATACAAGGGAATCGATGTCAGTCAGGCTGCGATTGAAATTGCGAAGTCAAAGGCTCCACTTGGAACTGACCTTTCGAATGCAACGATTTTCGAAGTCGATGAGCAGTTTGATTTTGTTCACATCAAAGATGTCTTGCAGCACCTTCCGTTTTCTGAGTGCGACAAGATTTT